CAGACCCAACTCCAGACCCAACTCCAGACCCAGACCCAACTCCAGACCCAACTCCAGACCCAGACCCAACTCCAGACCCAGACCCAGCACCTTACACCTTCTCTCCTGGAAAATCTATTGGTGTAGACACTCTAGTCTTGACTACAGAGGGATATACTCTAGCAAAGAATCTTAAAATAGGAGATGTTCTTGTTTCTGCAGATGTTCCTGGACTAGGGATGTCCTTTACAAAACAAGAAATGGAAGCCTGGACAAACGATCCAGAAAACATTGTAATTAATGCAGATCAAACAACAACAATTATGAACATAGGACTGTCAAGTGCAACTGTTACAGTCATGATAGGAAATGAACTATATTCAGGAACTCACTATATGCTTACACAAAGAGATGGGGTTGCTCAGATGATTAAGTCTGAAGATCTTTTAATTACAGATAGGTTATGGTCTACAGGCATTAATGCTTGGACTGACATAACTGAGTTAGTTATATCAAATGTTCCCCACGAAGTTATTTCAATTAACTGTGAACCAAACGACATGTTCTTTACTGATCATTTCTTGGTTTACGACGGCTACCAAATAGAATACTAAGTAGAAGGGTATGTGGTAAAATTATCTTATGTCAAATGGAATAAATAAAATAAAAGAAATAATAGAAAATAACAAAAATTCTGAGGTAAGTCCGATGGATTTAATTAATCCAAACACAGAATGGGCTAGTGAAGAAAAAAGTGTATTAAGGTTTGATATTTGCAAGTCTTGTCCAGAACTTATAAGATTCACTTCACAATGTAAAAAATGTGGTTGTTTTATGAAGGCAAAAACAAAACTTGAAAAAGCCACATGCCCACTAGGGAAATGGTGATCATATGAAAAAACAAGAACTAGCACCAGGAATAGTTGTATATAGTGACGCACTTAATGGATATGAAACATTAATAAAAGATATAGAGGATACCGTACAAAGCGGGGTAGTTTCTTGGGGTGAATCCTACATAAACGTTGGAGAGGAAAGAAAAAAAGACACATCTGTTAGAGATACTCAATCTTTTTCGGTTCCATATGAAGAACAAGGAGAACCAACTGGTTTTTTAAGATATTTTAATAAATCTGTTAGAGATTTATTTTTTAATTCGTTTGATTCAATAGAAAAAGATTATTCTTCTAGTTTTGGCATTACCTTTTCTGACCACGACAACTATCAAATATTAAAATATGGTGTTGGTCAAAAATTTACAAATCATATTGATGATAGTCTAAAACATCACAGAAGAATATCTACTGTATATTATGTTAATGAAGATTATGAAGGCGGAGAAATACTCTTTCCAAGATTTAATATACAGTATAAGCCAAAAGCAAACGAAATGTTGCTTTTCCCATCAACCTATGTTTACAATCACTCAGTAAGCCCAGTTATATCTGGAACAAGGTATGCAATTGTAAGTTGGATTAGGTAGAAATAGATAACAACAATATGGATAAAATTTTTATAAGCATTGCTAGTTATCGTGATCCAGATTTAATAAATACTGTTAAAAATTGCTATAATAATGCTTCTAATAAGGAAGAATTATTTTTTTCTATATTATCACAAGCAGAAGATAGTGAGCATCCAGATTTAAGTTTTATTCCTAATAATCAAATCAAATATCTTAAAGTTCATTGGTCAGAAAGTCTTGGAGCATGCTGGGCAAGAACAATAACAAGTAAAGATTCGTTTGGTGATTTTTTTTTACAGATAGATTCTCATTCTAGATTTAAATTTGATTGGGATAATATTATTGTAAATAGTTTTAATAAAGTTAGTAAATATTGGAGCAGGGACATAATTATAACAAATTACCCTGACCCATTTGAAATAGACAAAGACGGTAATGAAGAGTTAGTTGATTATTCTGACTTAAGAAAATTAGATGCTTATTGGGATGAAGAATCTAAAATGATTCAAGCCTTTTATGATTGGCCAAATACAGTAAATACAAAAGTTGGAGATGAAGTTTTTTTCTTATCTGGAAATTCATTTTTTTGTACAATTGATGTAATTAAACGTATACCGTATGATCCAGAACTATATTTTACTGGTGAAGAGCCATCAATGGCGTTAAGGGCATACACTAGAGGAATCAGGTTAATTTCTCCTGTAGTTAAATATATGTACACTAATTACAAAAGAGAATTTCCGCTAAGAAACTTACATTGGCAAGACCATAGTGTTTGGTGGCAGTTAAATCAAAAATCATATCAAAGGTTGGCAAAAATTATGACGGGAGATATGTCTTTAGGCATTTTTGGTATAGGGTCTGAAGATTTATTTAAAAAATATCAAGATAAGAGTGGTATTTATTTAGAAGATAAAAAAGAAATTATAGGGTCAGTATAACCCTAAATTTTAAGGCTACACTGACCATATATTTTATTTAGGAAATTTATTCATCCACATTCTGGTCTTTGGCGTGATGCCCTTCCATGAGGACCAATCTTCTCCACCGTTTGTCATGTAGTATGCAATTTCTGCATTTTTGACGGGATTGAATAGTTCAGCATTAGAGTCAAGATCAAACTTAGTCCTACGATCAGGACCAAGGGTATCAATCATATTAATTTGGAACATACCATAAGACGAGTCACCAGTCTTGTGATTGCCATTAAAAGCCAGTGGTCTCCCATTAGACTCCTTTTTGGCTACTGCCCAAGCAACAACAAGGTCATTACCCTTGAAGCCTACTAGCGAAAGCAGTTCCTTTAGTTCTAAATCAGTCAGAGAAACCTTGTTCTCAAAACTCTCTAGTTTTTTTGCTTTAGAAACCAAAAAAACCTCTTTCGAGGCGGTTTCTGATGTCTGAGCCTGTTCTATGCTCAAGTTGTTTTTAGTATCAAGATCTGAAATAGCATTAGCAGAGTTAGACATAACCGTTACTAGTGCTACGATACTGAGTGTGCTAATGATCTCTTTGTTTCTTTCGATAAATTTAATCATAGTTTCCTCCTTAGAAAACAATAACACCCTGGTAGGTGTTACTAACAAGTATAACATAATTTTGAACCAAAAGTCAAATCTGGGTGTATAATTATTTTATTATGAGTACATACGATTTTTCAGCCACGGGAATCAAATATCCCCTTGAAACTTCGCCTGTAAACGTACACGGAGACTTAAAAAAACTAGCAGAGTCTCTTGACTCAATATTACCAGCATACGGCGTATCATATTTTCAGATTCAAGTAAAAAATACTAGCGGTGCAAGTATTTCTGCTGGTGTTCCAGTTTATGCAACTGGATATAGCACAAAGACAACAATAGCAAAAGCACTTCCTTCTACATCATCTCCAATACTTGGTTTATTAAAAAACACTACAGCAAACGGATCTGACGGCATTGTAGTTGTTGCTGGAGTTATGGAAGGTGTAAATACTCAAAGTTTCTTAGCAGGCCAAGTTTTATATGTTGGAGAATCTGGGGGATTAACAAATGTTAGACCATCAAGCGGTTCAGCAGCAGTTGGTATTGTTGCCTATGCAGCAGTAGAAGGAATTATTATAGTAGAGGCAAAAGGCAACGGTACTTGGGGAGCACTCAAAGACGGTTTGTCGTGATATAATAACAATATGGCAACTTTAAGAGGATCTCAAACATCATACGACATAGGAAACAAACCTCCTACAGTTATTTGGACTGTAGTTCGTGGAGATACTTCTGGCTTTAAGGTTTATGTAACAGACGATGCAAAAGTTCCGTTAATTTTAAAAGGCGCGGGATCTGAATGGGATATTGCTATGAAGATTAAAAGACCAACCCTTGAAGCAGACAAAGGAGTCATCACTGATAACGCAACTACAATCATGGCATTGCATCCAGTTGCAGATGAAGACGATTTAGTTGGAGAGTTTACAGTTTGGCTTACAGCAGAAGAATCTAATGTTTTACAGACAGGAGACATCTTTGATATTCAAGTGTCAGATCCAACAAGAGTCTGGACAGTTGCTCAGGGTAGCATGAAGATTCTTGAAGATGTAACAGATTAATGGCTACAGCATTAATACTTGATGAACTTAATGGTAAAACCAAACAAATTTTTTCTATTGACTATCCTTTAATTCAAGTAAAAGATTTTACAAGAAACACTCTAATTACAGAAGTCCTGCCTTTTAGAGTTAAGTTTTCAGCAATTCAAATACAGGCTATTGGTTTGGGTAATACCCCAGGCATTGGGCTTCAAGTCATTGGCTACAGCAACTATATTCTTTAATTAGATAATTAAAAGGGTGATATAATTACCACATGGCTAAAATATCAATTTCAAACGTAAAGGCCCTGTTTCAAACAGGAGACAGACCTACTCAAGAAAATTATGTAGATCTAATTGATACCGCTGCAGCCCAAGCAACAGATTTGGGTTCTTCAGGTAACAATGAAAATACAATAAGCGGAATTGAAAACTTAACTGTTATTGATTCATTTGATGCTACAGTTTGGCGAATGGTCAAGTATATTATTTCAATATCAAAGACTACTGCAGGGGACAATAAGTTCTATGCAACCGAATTAACAATTCTTGCTGATGGTACAAATGTATCTGTTAGTGAGTATGGAACAAT